CATAATTAGGTAGTATTACAAATTGTGGATTATTAGGAGAAAATGTTTCGCTTATATTATTTGTTACTAAACCGAACCAGGTGCCGTTATTATATTTCCAGATACCGCCATTAAATACAGCAGCAACCGTCACATTATCTGTTGGCGTAGTATTTGATGTTACTTGATAACATGTTGTAAAACTTCCAGGAATAGGATAAGCTTTACTAGAAGAATAAGTAAATGGTAGTTTTACTAACGGGAAAAAGTTTAATGATTTACCGTCAAAATTTGGTACATATGTCGTTAGATTAGTTTTTTGAGGGTCTAATTTTACTCCGATTGTCATTGACATAAGTTTTAATTTGTCATTATACGCGAAAGTTGACGTATAAGGGAAGTAATAGGATGTTAGTGCGTGTAACTGTGGAATAAGTTCTGTTGATGTAATGTCTAATGTTTTCGTATACCAAGTACCAACTCCTGACTGCGCTATAGCTTGATCAGCTTTAGTTTCCGCACTGTTTGCAACCTGCACCGCATTATTAGCATTTGTAATTGCAGTACTTGCTGTACCCGCCGCCGCGCTTGCAGTCTGTTCTGCCTGTGCCGCCTTTTCCGTCGCCGCCGTAGCCGCATTGGTAGCCGCAGTTGCCGCAGTAGTTGCATCAGTCGCGGCCTGTGTAGCCGCATCAGCGGCATCCTTTGCCGTACTAGCCAGACCACTAGCAGAATCAGCAGTATTTTTAGCACCTGTTGCAGTAACATTAACATCAGAAATTGCCGTATCGATCGCGCTAAAAGCGCCATTTACATCTACCAACCAAGTAGGCTGATCCGTGCCGATCCACTGCGGTAAATCATAATTAGGTGTTTTGTTTGTAAATCCCATACTTTTACCTCCTATGCGGCCAACATCGTTTTGCCGCTAAAATCATAGTTGTGAGCCGTAAGTGCTTTGCCGTCATAATCTGTTGCAGTTAAAGCAAGCGCGTCGTACTCTGTTGCATTAATTGGTGCATCCTTGTGGTATTGGAAAAGCTGTAGTATTACATCCTTTATCAACATGTATTCGCCAGTTTCCGGGCTGAACATATAGAAATTAGGATCGATCCATAAATACTTTTTAGCAAATAAATCATAGGTCAGCGCAGTAAACTTTTTGTTATCATACTGCTGTGCCGTCAGATGGATCGAGTCATACTCCCATGCTGTCAGCGCATAATACTTTAGGTACTGTACGATGCTGTCAAGAGCCGTCTGTAGCTTGACCTTTTCCCCTGTTATGGGATCGATCACAATCGGCTGGGTGATTTCCGGAATCATGTCGATTAACTTTTGTATCTCATTGTCGACATAATCATGCAGGGTTTTATCAAGTGTAACAATCGACTCCTGCAACTGATAGATCTGATTGTTAATATAAACTGTCAGCTCGTTTATTCGGCTTGTGACCCATGCCTGATTGTTGGCAATAGAGTTGTCAACATAAACTCGCATAGCATCCACAGCGTCCGTCATGTCCTTAATCTGCTGGTCCACATAAGCCTTTTGATCTAAAAGCTCTTGCGTAACTTTTGCGTCAAGTTTGGCAATCTCCTGATCCACATAGCCTTGATAATCAGCTTCAAAGTCATTTACAAAATTTATTACCTCGTTGAGTTTTGCACTTACTTTACACAAAACCTCATAATAGCTTAATGACTCATCATAAACTACCGGTAATATAGGATAACATCTGTACATGATATTAGTAATATTTCCTGCCACGTTTGCACCTCCTTTCTTAATAAACTAGCATAAATAAATCTCGTAGTTCCGCTATTATCTGCAAGTCTATATTTAAAAATGTCTCACGGAACTCCTTAAGTAACTGCGCGCCTGATCGCGCGCCTGTCATGCCTGCTACATGCTCTGCATAATCATTTAGGCTGTTAAAACCACTGTTGGTTTTATTTTGTGACGTACCTTTTGTATCCTGTGTACCTTTGCCAGTATCGCTAGAGTTTGTAGTATCAATTGTAGCTGTTGTCAGATAATTTAAATTTTCCACATCCGTAAGCCCATTTTGTGGCGTCTCCTGAAATGCGTTAACATTTTTACCTGTTACGGTATTGTTATTATCTGTGGTAACTACGTTATCGACCGTTGTGTTAGCGTCGGTGCTGTTGGTGCCCTGATCTGTGCGTGTGCCTGTTGTAGTTAAGTCCTTGTCATAAAGGGGATTAAACGTTAACAATTGGCTCTCGTAAAGTTGATTATAATACGGCATGATCTCATTCATTTTTGTGTCTAGCCGTAATTTCCATAGACCGTATGTTTCGGAGCCAATCTCGCGCGTATAATAATGTTTTAATATTTTGGTTTCCAGCACTGACTTGTAGTTTTGGTCAAATATTGGATAATCAAAATTAAATATTATCGGACGAGCCTGTGAGATAACGTCACTTACACTTGCATAATCAACTGACTCTTTAAGTCCTATCAATGTTTCGCACAGATATCTCAATTCGGTGGTGTATTTGCTCATTCCTCCACCTCCTCTTCCGGTTCTGGCAGTGCGTCATAGTTAGCTAGATCGCCCTGCTGTACCGTACGGAATCTGACGTCAAGGTTAAGGCCAAACATAGCATTGATTTCTCGGCACGCCTGCCTACGAGAGTTTAGCATGACGAATCGGCTGGCTTCAACCTGGCCGTCCACGCTTTCTGCTTCGCTTACAATCAGCCTTTCTTTTTTGTCTGTGTTTGCGTTTCGGATGCCAAGAAAAGATAATGCTTCATTCCAGATCATGTGTTTCTGTGCCTCGAGCTTATCCGCGATATAATCCACATGTGTATCTAAAACGTTAATTGATTCAGGATCAAAATCTTTGCTTACTATAATTGCCTGTGCGTTACCATTGTATTGGCTGTATATGTTTTCCAACGATAATCTATTCTCCTCGGACGCCCGAATGAGTATCGGAGTTTTTTGCCCATTAAGGTTAGTATCAATTGCGCGCTGTACAATATATAATCTGTAAGCATATTGCTCAATTGTCAGTACCGTTGGAGTGTGTAAATAATTGTTAAAGATCAGGACACTATCCAGCATGTTGCAGTCTTGCTGAAAACCATTGACGGCATAGGCGCGCCTGTATGTTGGTATTTGATAGACGTTTAATTCACCACCTATTGTTGACATGGTTGCCATTGGTGCACCGTTATCAGCGTTTTCAAAAAAGATCGCAAAACCCTTATCAAAAAGGGTGAGCTCTAAAAATCGTTCATCACATGTTGGTGGGAGATTTACCCACTCAAACATGTTTAAAGCATAGTTTTTAAGGCGGCAGTAATAATCCTGGAAGGTAACGTTGTTTCGTACCATATCCCAGTCTATCTCTAAATTACATCCTCTACGTTTTGCCATTAGCTCACCTCCTTTTAATAGGTTACCTGGGCGAAACATACCACATACATATCAGATATGTCGATTGTATGTTCAAAAATGCCGTCCGGCCCGCCACTGGTAGGGTTTGTCGTGTTACCGCTGATATAAGATATTGACGATCCATTGACTTTTGATACCACGCCCACGTGTGTAAGATCAGCAGTTGTGTGACGGTTGCTAAAAAATATCACGTCTCCTCGTTTTGGATATCGGAGTGTGCCACCATACTGCGGGGTATACCACTTTACAGTTGACATGCGATTCCACAGCGTGTCAACATTCGCGTTTTTGGGTACCTGTGATGATACTCCAACTTTAGATGCGTAATATGTCAGGCAGGTTGTGCACCATGCGCTTTTAACGTAGCTACCATAGTACCATATCTGTATTGCGCCTACTGTTGCATCCCATTCTACCGCACCGATTCCGCTTGCCATCGCATCGGCTATTGTGTTGTATACTGGTTCGCCGCCGCTGAATACTGCTTCAACCACACTATCGCTGTTATTTAAGATGCACCACGTTTCCGGACTTGTTGTATCCTGGATAGTTGCTGATCCGCTGTTTACTTGCCAATGGTTAAACGTCTGCCCCTCGATCGTCATTGCTTCAATCTGTATTTGTTCATCACCGCGATACGTTCCAGATCCATATCCGTTAATAACATTCAGGCCGTAATTTGCTTCAGGGCTTGTTGTATATGTAGCTGTTATTACTGCATCTGTGCTACCCATGGTATAGTAAGTTCCCACTGCGGACGGTTGTGCAATTGTACCATCGCCACTGTTTAAAACCCATTGACTAAATACTTGATTAGTTGGTGCAGGATCAGCTGTGATGCTTACACGATCACCGTTATAATAACTTCCGCTTCCAGTCCCGCGATTAACTGTAACTGTGTGTGGATTATCTAACGGTTTCTCGCCATTTGGTAAATTGTAGTTACCAATATCATCCGTGTGCCAGATCGTGCATCCATTGTCAAACATCTGCATGATCGTATGGATACTGTCACCTGGGATACACCCGGTTATAATTACGCCATTGGTTTTAATAAAATTCCAGTTTGGGCGCGTTCTGAAATTGATATCTTTTGCACGGTTTACTTTGTAACCGTACATTGTAAAATAGGTATCAATCGCCCGGGCATAATCATAAGTAATGGATCTGTTTTCGACCATAAATCCGTAACGGTTAGCTACAAATAACGGTGTTCCACTCATCCCGCCTTTAGCTGATGGCGGTACCAGGGAGAATACTTCACGTTCCTCCTGTAGATTTCGGGTGATCATATTCATATCGTAATTCATATTGATCACGCCTTTTGTCGCATCCGTAGCGGCGCCTATTACTTGACCTATTCCTGATGTAATATTGGCGGCATTTAATAAGTTTGTAGCTAACGCTTCTGTTCTGTTTATACCCTGATTTACCAGTTTATTGGTTGCCTGGATTCCCACGTTTTCGGTATCATATCTATATCGGATCTGTTGCACGGCGTTCCAGTTTAGATAATTATCCTTGACCCACTGACATTGCTGGTAAGGCTCTAACTGTACACCCTCTCCGACATTGTTTTGTACACCCTTGTAATTGTTGGGATACAACACTACCGTTCCGGACGGGCCGCGATTAGCACGCATGGTAAGCTGGTTTGATTTTAAAAACTCATATCTTAACTGTGCAGATCCACCTGTTGTGGCTGTGACTACGCAGGCACGATACGGGTATTGCAATAACTTTTGATTGCGGGGAGAATACCCATTTAAGGTATTGGTAGTAGGGATTGCGTACTCTTTTTTAAGATCCCCGCTCCATTGTATCACCTCTCCGTTGTGCTGATCATAAGTGCACTCTTTTGGTAACATATACATACCTGTTATTGCATCACTTTTACCAGCTTCGGCTAGTGCGTATATGATTGACTGCAAACTAGCTACGTTATCAAAAGTATATATTGCTGTACCTGTATAAATGCCATCTGTAACTCTGCCAGATACAGGTGTAAAGTTATTACTATCAAAACTTACTGTTGTGCTTACTGCTATCCAGCAATCTGATAAGTTTATCATGCTGTATTGGTTAGTCACATAATCGCCAGTTGCAAGACCCTCGTCAATTAAACTTGCTCCAAAGGCATCATTAGCGATATGCTCCCGCTCTACAAAAGATGTCTTAAACTTTATATCAAATTGCCAAGTTTGCCATTCATCAAGTTCCAAAATCAGAATACTTGAGGTGGTATTTTTATATTGTACATCTTTTACAAACGCATAAAACCATTTGTCAGTAAAATTATTGTTGCGAAACATTACGTAGCAAATGTTATACAACTGATCAGCAACGTATGGGACGATAATGCTACTGTTTTTACGTTGATACGTGTAGTGGTTATCGCCCTGCTCCGGCACCGTCACTGATATTTTACTTAAAAAATACTGCGTCTGTGCATCCTTACTCTCAAAGTCCATTTGGTTATTATAATCCTTGAGAGGTACGTTACTTAACAGATGTACAACGGTTTGTGGCTCAAAAAGCATTAAGCACCAGTGCTAACTGTAATTGTAGCCGAGCCGGATTTACTACCATCAACTACACTTGTAGCAGTTACAGTTAAAGTTGTATTAGGTTCGTTGGCCGGAATTGTTACAAGTCCACCAGTGGAAACAGTAGACGCAACTGCGGTAGCTCCTGAAATTGTCCACCTAACCTCATCGTTGATATTTCCTACTTTAGTAACAGTAGCAGTTAACTGCTGTGTACCCGGTTTAGTAACAGTTGCCGTTGCGGGCGTAACCTCTACGGACGTGATTGAAGGGGTAACTACCTCTGCGGTTGTAAACTGGATTGCATTTGCAAACTGTGATGTTGACAAAATCTCCCAGTGGTGGAAGAAGTAGTTCCAGTACAATCCCTGCGCATTGTACTGTTCCGTAAACGTAAAGAAGGTATCATAAACCATAAACCAGGAACGATCCACCATCAGCGCAACCGTGTCAGTCAGTCCACCAAAGTCGTCAACGATCACGACCTGGCCGATAAAGTCAGTATACGCAATGTTAAAAGCGCGCGCAAGAGCTTCAACATCGATCAGAGCTTCTGTTTCTGGCGTCATAAAAATAACCAGATCCTCAACTCGGCTGAAATTGTAAACTCCCTGTGCATTGTAAGCGTTAGACATAAATCCTAACTTTGTAGCTGTAGCTCTAAGCGTTGTCAGAAATGCTTTAGCTGACGCTTCATCCGTTACAGCATTTACCTGGATCTGATAAAACTTATCCGCATAGTCGTTCATTAAGTTTTTCATTAACAAAAATTCGTCCAGATTATCACCGCTGTAAAGCGAGTCAACGATCTTTGCGATCAGATCCTCAATGCCACGGTATGTTAAAAATGCGGTCCTTAACTGATCATTGCTGATTGTAGCTTTATAAAAATCTTGACGATTTAAGCGGTGGAAGATTGCTTTAACGTTAGGGATCACACGTTTAAATACTTCATCTTCTGCAATAGCCGGATCATAGTGCTGTGCTTTAGCGATATCTACAAAAACCTCTTCAATATCCTTTCCAAATTCCAGTTTTCCTTTTTTAAACCGGCGCAGGGGGTTTTCGTACAGTTTATTCTGGATTAATACCATTCCGATGCGGTTAATCAAGGCATCTAAAAACTCATTTCTGGTGACTTCATAATTTATAATCGCGTCACCTACTGCTGTAATATTATCCCTTGTAGCTTCAGGGATCCGTTCCTGGTATGTAGGCGTACCCTCGGCCCTAATTGTATTTAAGAGCATTACAGTATCTACACCCTTAGCTAAACCTTTAACAGCCATATTTAATACTCCTCTCTCTTTTCAAAAAGCTGATCAAATGTTAACGTTTCTCCGTCTTCCTTAATGTCTTCATCCTGTGATTCCATTGCTCGTGTCGATGCGGCTCTGTAAAACAGGTCAAGATTTTTCTGACGTAGATCCTCGTAGCGGTCATATAGACGGTCATAACTGTCCTCATACCGTCTCATGCGATCATCGTAACCTCTGTAAGATTCGCGCAGAGCATCAAGCTTCTCTGTTATCACGGTTGTATCACCGTTCGCTTCAAGCACGTCTGTTAAAACCTGCTCATACTCTTCCGGTGACATTCTCTTTCTTTCCTCGCCGTCTTCATCCGTTGCGTAAGGTTCCAACTTTAAACCTCGCTCTTTACGATAGGCGGCTCGTTCCTCACGGTCGCGTTTGACACGTGGGCTTTCCCATTCTCTTGCCATGGTCTTTTCTCCTCTCATTAAAATAGTAGGGGCAATTGACCCCTACTATTATTTTATCACATTTTCGGTTATTTGTAAAACGATTTTATGTATAAATTGCCTATCCTTTTATAGTAAAATCTATCTCTTTTAGTATAACTCCACCATTGACATGGCTAAATGTAAGCTTACCATTGTATGCTTTCCCTATTTTAAAGTTTTCCCATGTAACCTGCGGATAGCATCTTTCTGGTAAACCCGCACAAGTTATTTTATCACGCATAATTAGCCTGTCTATTTTTATAATCTTGTGATCTGTACTTTTTAAAATTGCAATTGGTGATCTTTTTAAAGTACGTTTAGTTTTGTTACCATCAACGTACTTGTATTGACCGTACCCTAGTATAAGCTCTCTTTCCAAATATGTTTTAGCTCTCACGTATCTTCCGAGTACAAAAGAGCTCTCATGTTTCCATGCCCCTAATTTTGTCGAGTCTACATCTATCCCGTCCGGCACGTCCAGACCCTCTAAGTGCAAGCTGTCTGTGTCAGCATAAATAAATCGATCATAACATGTCTGCGCTGATCGTATCGTTTTGTCCCGCGCCCATGCAGTTATAAAGGTACCGACCGGGATGTAAATGGGCTTGCGGTATTCTTGCTCTCCCAACTCGTACACTATTTTGCCATTGTCAAATTTTGGATGCTTTGACCTTACTTTAGGGTTTAAAGCAAACTTACCATATAAAGCGTTTAGCATAAGCTTTGCTAGTGTACGCATACCTTTGTTTCCATTTTTAGTAGACTCGATTTTAACCTGCATCCATTTATCAATGTAGGATCTAAACATTGTATTACTGCTTTTAAATTTCCAACCGTCAATGTACTCAACATTATAAACGTTATAATGCTCAAAAAATAGTTTTAGGTCTACGCTTGTCAGACACATATCAATCCATTCGTTATTGGATGATTCGATATATTCTGTCGGTACAAAAGCCAGATTATTTTTAAGCTGTATAGTTGGCAACATTCTTGGCTTTAAATCAAACTGACAACTAAAGTGCTGTACATACAGGTTGTAATGATCATCTTGTTTATACTCCCCTGTAAAATATACTCCCTCTCCATATGGCAGATCACAATAGTACATTGCCCACGGGTACAGGCTGTTAACGTCCAGCACGATCCCTTTTCCAACGGGTCTGTTTTTGTACTTTTTATTAAGGTATACATACCCGCCTTTATAACTGTGCCTGATATCACTGTCATATTCGGGCACCGGGAACCACTTGTCAAAATATTTACCTACAATTGACTTATAATCTGCTAATGCGTTACTGCCCTGGGTCATTTGTACCATATTTTGATCAAACATGATTTTAAGTGCACGTGACATTATCTCCACATCGTGCTTTAAGTATTCAATCTCATAAGGTAAAAGTTGGTATCCAACTGGGCGTTTCTTATCATAGTCCAATTCCAATTTAGATAAAGGCAGTCCAAAAGACTTAGCGACCTGCGCCACACTAAACGGTAAAATTTTGAGTGAGTCAAATATCTTTATTCTTTTACGTTGCGATTTAGATATACAGATTTCAATACTATAAAATTGCCCCTTGTCTGAAATAAGCGAACAAAATGTGTTATTTTCTAATTCTTTTCGTGACTTAACATACTTAAACCCTTTGCTAAACAACCAAACAAAAATAAACTCTCCATCAAACTTTAGGTTGTGAAAGTAAAGAGTTGTTTTGGGATCATTGCTAAGTATCCAATTAAACATTCCATCAATATCCGTGCCGTGAATGTAATTGTCTGGATTGCCTATCTCACATAAACCCCACGCCCAAACTCTACAATCGTTTGGGTCAGTTGTAGTTTCAAAGTCAGCCGAAAATAACATTATTTACCTCACGCGCTTAAATAGTCTTGTAAAATACTGATAATTACTTCAGCTTTTTGTTGCATATATTCAGCTCCATACACAAAATCAATTGTTAAGTCTTGATTCTCATAATACATGTCGGTAAATTCATCTGGTGTAAATTTCATGACCATATCGTTTATAATGGGTGCGTATTGGCCCATTTGATCGTCAACCGCTTTCATATAATTCTGCATATATAGTTGCTTATGCTCCCCTATAAAATCGCTATCAAAAAGACGATCTACACCCTGTATAAACTTATTAAATTCCTCTGGGCTCCTAGCATTTAACAGTTTATTTTGCTTAGGTTTTAATTCTTCCAGACGATTTCCGTACATTTCTCCACGTTTAAAACCGGTCTTTAATCCGGATACTACAACATCGGCTTGTTCGGCTTTCTTTCTTTCATTAGTTCTCCTTTTGTTAATAGATGCAATCTTAATGGATGTTTCACGTGAAACATATTTGATTGTTTTAATACCGTTCTTTCCGGTAACGATTTCTCCCGCATCGGTCTTAAACAGTCGGTTTAGGGAATTAAGTTCGCGCGTGATATCAGACGCTTTTGTTACTTTTGATTTTATTTCTTTGATTGATGTTGTGGACGGAAGAATCACTCCCTCATACTTAGGAGATTTTTGCAGACTTTTAATTTTACGATTGTATTTTGCCACGGTATTTTTGATCCGATTGTTTTGTTTTTGATTATATTTCACATTACATTCCCCCCTAACGCGTCTCTCATTAACTGGCCGCTATCAATGTAATTGTACACAAGCACAAATATAGTAACCGCTACTGCAATACCCACAAGTATGATTAACAGATATAACAAAAACAGCCATTTACATCCTTTCATATTAACCTCCTATTAAAATGGGACGCCCGTTTCAGGCGCCCCAAATTGTTTCACGTGAAACACTTATTTGCCAAATCCGACAGCCGATACTGTCAAGATATTCTTTTCAGCAGACTTGCGTATCTGCTGTACTTTAAACTTGATACCCTTTTCCCACGTCGGCGCTCCGAATGCCTGAATGGCCTTTTTGATGGAGCCATAAATACCAGTTGATACACACTGATAGGACTTATCCTTACCGATCAGGATCACACGCGGTTGCCAAGTAAGCTCACCCGTCATTTTGTTCTCACACTGTACCGCTTCAATATATACGTCATAGATCAAAATCTCCTCGTTGATGTGATCACTCACCCGGTCAGTAGGGCTATTCATTGCATTAAACAGTTTAAGCTTTTCATCTTCCGTTTTGGGGACAAAACTACAGTAGCTTACCTGACGGGATGTTAAATTGGCAACAATCTTTTCATCCTCGTCCAGGGTGTAGGATGCAGATACCTGTGCTGCTTCTCTAACTGCTGGTGCTGTTGTGCCGATTTCATCTGTAAAGGGATTAAAGTTTTCCATATAATTACCTCTTTCCTGCGTCTTCATAGATCGCATCATTTAATATTTTTATGATATAACCTTTCTCTTGCTTACGCTTTGCGTATTCAACGACTTCATGATAGTTCCAGCTCTGTTTAAATAACAGATTCTTTGTTTTTGGGTGCTCTAACACACAGTAAAATTTTGACTGCATAGGCACCTTCAATCCAGGTCGGCGGCCTGACCGGAAAAGTGATCTTCAACGTTCACGTCCTTATCGCTAAAGTATTCTGCAAGCCCTTTATCACCAATAGGTTCAGATACTAATTCTGCATGTTTTAAAAAGTCTTCAACAGGCATTCTGTAAAGTAACGATATGCATTCCTTTTCCTTTACTCTTAACATTGCGTTACGCTTAAGTCCTAGCGCGCTTTTTGCCTTACGTATCAGCTGATCATCTGACAGCTCTCCATCTGTTTCCACTGGATAAGTATTTACAACAGTGATCTTTTCTGTTGATAAATCAATGCTAACTTCCTCTACCGTTGCCAACGTTACAATAAACGTTCTGGTTACATATTTGCTCATTTTAATCCTCCATTAATATGATTATTTTATTGTCTTTACTTGTCTGCATGATAACCTTACCTGTCTTGCTTAGATTGTTTATCATGTTACGTGCCTGTTTGTGATCGACCGTGCATTCCTTTAATGTGGTCGGTGATCTGATAACCATTTTGTACTTCATTTTACAGCTCCCTTTCTATCATTTCTATCACGTGCCGCATCATATCTTTACATCTATCAATTGCGATAGATTCTGATACAAAACCATCATGTAACATGCTGGCAGAAAATTTATTCATAACACTTTCATAATCCTTAGCGATCTCGCAAGTAATAACTAAGTTACGTCTTAAATCCTGTAATTCATATGTTGATTCTTCTAAATCGTCCCCTACGGTATTAAAGATGTTAAATTCTCTTCCTTCTTTAAGTGCTGATTTCTCCTCTTTCTGCATTCTCTCTTCAATTGCCCTCATGATCTTTTCGATTTCTTTCTGTGTCATAATTTATTATTCCTCCAATCTGTATCGTTTTTCTTTTATTATAACAGTCGATTATGAACAAATTGTGAACGATCTTGAAACAAATTGTAAACAATGCTAAAGTATGCTATAATATCTATAGGACGCAAGGCCAACGTAACATTGGGTTCCGGGTGTCAACGGGTGATACCGGCCGGAGCCCAAATGGTGTGACAGCTAATGTTACGCCCTTGCAGTCCGCTTGAGGTGATGATATGTGGTATGACGTACGCAAAACTTTATCCTATAACTGCCTGTTTAATTTTGTGATCGGAAATAGAGGTTGTGGTAAGACCTATAGTTGCAAAAAATGGGCTGTTGATGATTATCTTAAAAACGGCAATGAGTTTATATACTTGCGTAGATATGACAGTGAGCTTGATCTAGTTAAAAAGAGCTTGTTTAATGATCTGTGTTTAAACGACCCGCGCGACATGGAGATTGAGTATGCGCAGGGAAACGAGTATAGACTTAATGAGCAAACATTCGGCTATTGCATGCCACTATCTATATCGCAAGATTTTAAATCATCATCATACCCAAAAGTAAACAAAATCATATTTGACGAGTTTATAATTGATAAAGGATACAAGCATTACATTAAAAATGAGGTAGAGCTTTTTCTTGATTTTTACGAGACAGTTGCCCGTATGAGGGATGTAACTGTTATCTTTTTGTCAAATGCGATCAGTTTTTACAATCCTTATACGGTCTATTTTGATCTCAAGTTACCTTTTAACAAAAACATTGTAACTAAAAATGATATTCTGTTACAGCTGGTTAGCGACGAGGATTATATCAATACTAAAAATCAAACACGGTTCGCAAAGTTAACAGCAGGCACTAAATACGCAGATTATGCAATCAACAACAATTTCCTGCGTGATGATGATAGTTTTATCGCTAAAAAGACAGGTCGTTGTGATTGTTCGTTTATATTTACCTATCAAACAGGGACATATGGCGTCTGGTTTAATTATGACGCTGGTCTTATATATGTATCTCAAGATTATGATCCTAGTTGCAGATTAAAGTATGCGTTTACGTTGGATGATCATGGGTCAAATACCACACTAATCAAAACTACACGCAACGGTTACTTGCGCACCTTTATCCGCAACTATCAATTAGGTAACGTCCGGTTTGAGAATCAACGGGTCAAAAACGTTACCTATGATATAATACGATCATTAATAATGTAAAGGAGGTGGTGAGACGATGGATGTAAACGCCGTTATACAGATTATATCAACAGTGGGGTTTCCTATTGTAGCTTGTGCGGCTATGGGATGGTATGTCAAATACAATAATGACAAGTTTCAGACGATCTTGATGGACACTAACACAAAGCACAAACAGGAGATGGACAACATTGTAACGGCAATCAACAATAACACGTTGGTAATGCAAAAATTAATCGACAAAATGGAGGCATAAAATGCAAATTACGTTAGATACCAGTAAAATGTCAATCATAATTGACGGTAAAGCTTATGTAATTACAGATAAGTCTATTGATCCCGCACCTGCACCTACTAAAAAGACAATGGCAGATTTTTTTGAAGCCAATGAAGGCGCAAAGGAATGGGACGCTACCGTCGCAAAGATTCAGACATGGTATTATGGCTATGTAAGCAAAACAGCCTGGTGCGCAACATCACTGTCTTATTACGCCAATATGGCTGGGGTCGCTGATCAGACGGGAAAGTACAATAATGTTGATAGGGTGAAGGATTTTATGAATTCACGTAGGATGCTGGATTGTACTAAAAATTACGGTGGCGGCCATTACGTACCTAAACGCGGCGATGTTGTATTTATGTCTGACAAAAAGACATATGCAGATTGCACGCACATCGGTGTGATTTCTGATATTAACACCAGCAAAGGCACGGTTACGGTTATCAGTGGTAATTGTGCAGATTCTATTTGCAAACGTACCTACAATTATCTGACAGATAAGTACGTTGTAGCATGGGGTAGGATCGTTTACTAAGGTATTCGATCTATTTATAACAAAATAAAATAATACGTTAATTCTTCATATTTGTGTGATCGGTCAAAATGCATTCCTTACGGTGGGGTGCATTTTGTTTTTTAAATTTACAGATTGTTCACATTTTGTTCATAATCATATGATAAAATAAAAAGAAAACGGAGGATTTAAAAATGTTTAATGAACAAGAATTATTAACACTATCTTATAGTCTGGTTACCTTACTCTCTGAACTGGATCATAAAAGAAGAAAGTTATGTGTAAGATGGAGAGAAGCGGCAGAGGAGGAAGAAACTGAAGCAATGGAATACTATGACAGAAGATTAGAAGAAATTAGAACTAAAACAAAGTGTGTCAAAGAACTTATGGAAAAGCTTGATAAAATTACCAGAAAGGTGGATTAAAATGGTTACTGACGATGCGAATAGAATATATTTAAAAATAGGCTTAAAACTCAAATGATTATAATTGGTCTGCCGCCTAACGCACCCGCCCCCGTCCGGTCCGGCCCGCAAATGGGTCGACCGGCGGGGTTCCCTTTTGATCGGTAATTCCCATAATTTTACTGTAGTTAGCTTGATAATCAAAGTAATTTT